GAGAACTCTCTTACAACTCTGGGACAAAAAGATCCCGTATCAGAGCACAATCGCGAACTGTGGAACAGCGGTATTGACTCTAATAAAGAAATTGTTCGTAAGCAGAAGCGTAAACTCTCTTACTATGCAAACGTTTATGTTGTGAAGGATCCTACCAATCCTCACAATGAAGGTGGTGTCTTCCTCTATAAGTTCGGCAAAAAGATCTTTGATAAGATCATGGAAGCAATGCAACCTGAGTTTGAAGACGAAACTCCCATCAATCCCTTTGACTTCTGGCAGGGTGCAAACTTCAAACTGAAGATCGTCAAGAAAGATGGTTACTGGAACTATGATAAGTCTGAGTTTGAAGCAGCTTCTCCCCTCCTCTCCGATGATGATGCTATGGAAGCAATCTGGAAGAAGCAGTATTCTCTCGCTGGACTGACTGCTGAAGATCAGTTCAAGTCCTATGAAGATCTTGAGCGTCGTCTGAAGTATGTTTTGGGACAGAAGTCTCGCACTCCTTCTCCTGCAGATGAAGAGACTGAGTATGATGATTATGCAGCAAAAGAGTCTGCAGAGCGTCAGATTCAAGAGTCACTGACACGCTCCAAACCTGACTTCAACTCTCCTGATATCACCGCATCTACACCAGTTGCATCTAAGGACGAAGATGAAGATGATGCACTCTCCTACTTCCAGAAACTGGCAGAGAGTTAATCAAACAGTCTGATATCTTCTCCTTTCTTCAAGGTTCTGCTCACGTATTGAGTAGAACCTTTTTTATATCTCATCAATCTTTGAGTATCATCAAGTATAAGTCCGACATATTCAGGTTTGAGTAAGTAGATATTTCTCTTTGCTTCTTCTTTACGGATTTCATAAACATAGTTCGTAACAGCATCTACTTCATTCGTTCTGACTACGTATTGATTTCTTCGTGTATCAAAGTATTCAACTTTATAGTTCTTAGGTACATTTAAACCTTTAGGTGTTACGATCTGTCCAGAATCATTCTTCAGTTCTCTGGTTTCATAGTGATGAATATTTTGTGTTTTCTCGATACTTCCATACTTTTTAATTAAGAATTCATCAAATGATGACTGGTTCATGGGCCACTCATTCTGGATATTGACGATGTTATTAGAGAGAAGAACTAACCAATCAAATGTTTCGTCTCCATAGATTTCAAAAGCAACATTGTCAGGACGATCATCACCAACAATCTGATATTGAGTAAAGTATGCAATATTTTCAAGAATGTCTTGACGAATCTTTACTCTCTTGAATAAGTTTTTTACGACTTGATAGTCACCAATATTTTTGCCATCAGAATCTCTGTTGACATAATCGAAATCTGGTACTTGTCTGAAATAACTTGCCATTAGTAACCTATTGAATCTTGCCTTGCTGCTGTTTCAATATAATCAGTTTCAGTTAATGGTTCTAGTTCTGTAAATTGCATATTGATTCTATATGAAGTCATTGTCCTTGCTTCATCATCAAATGTCATATAAGTTCCATCAGGAGTGTATTCTGTATTTATTGCTGTTAAGGCACAATCTTTAATTTTACCAATTGATGGATGATCTATTGATATATTTCCATCAGTGCTTGTCAAATATTGAATTCTAAACATATTTGGAGATACGACAAACAAAGATGTATCAGATCTTTTTACACTCATTCCCTGTTTGAAAAATCTAATTATTTTTTTGATTTGTGTTGCCTCAGTTCTACTTCTAGCAGACATTGTAAAAGTAAAGTTAAAACTTCTAAGTGATGGTGATTGAAGAATTAATTCTAAGTTGGGATTTAGTATTGCACCAGTTGTTCTGGGAATTAATCCTGATGCTCCAACTGCTTGCTGTGCTAGATAAAGTCTTAATGCTCCAATAGTATTAGTTGCTTCTTGACTTCTTAATGCTGCTTGAATATCTGTGTCACCTCTAAAAACATCAATCAAATTTTGGACAGCTGCTTGTGGATTTAAAGCGACGGATGCTAATGCTCCAGTAACTGGATTCAATGTACTATTATTATTATAACCAACTTCGTTTTGATCTCCTATTCCGCCTTGAATAGGAAGTGTAACAGAACCTTCTATATTTGTTTGTATTTTCTTTCCTATTTTAAATGGATTTTTTGCATTTAAATCAAATCCAATTCTTGAACCTCCTTGAAAGAACATTGTAAATCTTACTTTATCTTGCTTTGAAGAAACTATATCTTCTGGATAAAATAAATTTTCATATTTTTTTCTTCTATCTTTTACTTTGATTTCTATTTTATCAATTGCAAAGTTTTCTGCAATACCAGGAGGTTGCACTTCGTCGGGACTTACAGCAACATTATCAAAAGGACTGTAGTTATTTCGCCAAAATGATTCTTTACTGCCCTCTTGATCCTCTGTAAATTGTGATCTCAATGCAGTTATCGAAGCATTGTTTAAATCAGTTGTTAAAGAGGTTTTTCCTGAATCTGCTAAAACTTTTCTTACATCTGTTCTAGAGTATATTGAATCAATTCCTCCATTTCTGACGGTGACGTAATATTTTCCATCTCTCTCATTAGAGAGTTCTGCAGCCTTTCCACCCTCTTCTTGATAAGAATCATAAGTCGATTTATCAATCGACATCTTGATTTCAGTGTTTGTCGGTTTCGAGTTTTCATATGTTGTTATGGTGTAGAAATCTTTCTTACCACTACCCACAGGACGTTCAACTATTAACTCGCTTGTCGCTTTTTTTGCAGACATTATAGGCAGAACTTTTTTCTATTTATTAGGGGTTAGTGAGATAATATGCATAAGGTATATCAAGTAATGATTGAAGTTCACTTGTTCTGACGAGATGCAAACTCCCTGGTATCTCATTCCAGGTATAGTTTCTTACTTGATTCCAGTGAAAGTTAAGTCCACTAAATCCCCATCGATTTACACTAGTCACAGCGACTAATGGATGTTGATCATACTTAAGTCTAGGAGTTTTTGCGTTGTAGATATAAGTGTATACTTCACCAAGATCGGGTATAATGACAGTTTCATTCAAGATAGTCATAATTTCAAGCATCATTTCTTCAGGATCGCCTAAGTCTCTGATAGAGTCTTTTTCAGGTTCAATGCGGTTATTGCCTACTTGTCCTTCAAACTGGAATTCATCTGCAGATTGTCGTTCTTCGCGTTTTAGACGCTTCTCTTCTTCTCTTGCATCAATTTGTGCCTTCACCTCTTCATAAGAAGGCCCACCTGATCTTCTTCGTTTAGCCCTTCTTGCCATAATTGATACCTAACTCGTCTTCTGTGATGATTTTAAATTCAATCAATCTATCAGCACACCATTCACGAGCTGCATTCCACTTTGCTTGGTTAATAGCATAGGTTTTGCACTCAAACAAAGAAGACTTACTAGTTGGTTTTTTAGTTTGCTTCTTTGGTTTAACTTCAATAACATATGTTTTCACTTGTCCTGTGCTTTCCTTCACTTTTATGATAAAATCGGGAAAGTATCTGTGAACTCTTTTATCAATTGGTGACAAGTATGGGATGAAGAATTCTTCACTACCCCACTCAAGGATGCTTTCACTCAAGTCACACCATTTGCAGAAACGCCTTTCCCAGTTGCTTCTGCAAATAATATTACTAGCATTTCCTTTATATTTTTTAGGATTAGAAGGATTGTAAATACTTTTCTTACTAACTCCCATACATAATATATACGGTAACAACTATTTAGATGGCAACGCCAAAACCAAAGGCAAAAACAGTTGATAAATTAAAATCTACAATTTTAAATCCTGCTCTTACATCTACTTACGAGTGTCAATTTAATCCTCCATCTGATGTTAGATCCTGGATTTATAGTAGAAGTATATTAAAACTTGGTAATGGATATTCTCCTGGAACCTTGGGAGAAAAATTAACATTATCATGTAGAGATGCTGCATTGCCAGGAACTTCACTAGCAACTCATACTTTGGATAATGATTTCACAGGTGTAACCGAAAGACATGCATATAGGAGACAGTATAACCCTACTGCTTCCTTTACTTTCTATGTTGATAAAGATTATGATCTAATTTATTTCTTTGAAAACTGGATAGCATTTATTGTTAATGAGAGTGGATTATCAGAAGCGGAAAAAGAAAATTACAGTTATAGAGTAAACTTCCCAAACGAATATAAGACTGATATCTTTATAAGAAAGTTTGAGAGAGATTATGAGGGAAGAAATCTAGAGTATAAATTCCTTAATGCATATCCAATTTCAATTGATCAGATGGATGTAAGCTATGATGCATCTGAACTTTTACTATGCAGAGTAAACTTTAACTTCTCACGCTATGTCTTAAGAAGTAAGAACAACTAGAATAAATACACATACTGAATAACTTATCATGCCTTTACCAAAAATTTCAACACCAACTTATGAGTTGGAATTGCCTTCGACTGGAAAAACAATTAAATATCGTCCCTTTCTTGTAAAAGAAGAGAAGTTATTAGTTCTCGCACTTGAAAGTGATGACTCAAAGGAAATCTCCAATGCAATCAAGGCAGTTCTAAAAGACTGCATTCAGACACGCGGTGTCAAAGTAGAAACACTTCCTACATTTGATATTGAATATTTGTTTCTCAATATTCGTGGTAAGTCTGTTGGTGAAGATATTGAGGTAAGTGTTCTTTGTCCTGATGATGGAGAAACATATGCTGAAGTACAAATCAGTATTGATGAAATTGAAGTAGTAAAGGATAAAGAGCACAATAAACAAATCAAGATCGATGATAAGTTAATGATGGAGATGAGGTATCCTTCATTAGATCAGTTTGTGAAAAGTAACTTCAGTTTTAATGGTGACAATCAGGTAGATCAATCATTTGATCTGATTGCATCATGTATAGATAAAGTATATTCAGAAGAAGAAGCATGGACTTCTGATGACTTCACTAAAAAAGAAGTAACAGAATTTTTAGAGCAAATGAATTCATCTCAGTTTAAAGACATTGAGTCTTTCTTTACGACGATGCCTAAATTGAGACATGAAGTCGAAGTATTGAATCCTAAGACTAAGAAAAGTAGTAAAGTCGTTTTGGAGGGACTGGCAAGTTTTTTCGCGTAGCACTCTCCCATATGAATTTGGAGAGTTACTATAAGTTAAATTTTTCTTTGATTCAGTTTCATAAATACTCATTAACAGAGATTGAAAATATGATACCTTGGGAGAGAGACGTATATGT